GGCAGTGCCATAATGATTGGTTATGTTCTGACTTTTATGGTAGACTCAGGTGCCCTGGTGGTTTCTCATTTCATCACCGGTTTCTGAGATACTTCTATAGTGGCCTGGGTGGTAGGGTAGATGGTGAGATGGTGGGGGTAGATGGTGGGGTAGACCTGGTGTAGATGGTAGTGTAGATGGTGGTGTATATGGTGGGGGTAGATGGTGGGGGTGGTGGGGGTAGATGGGTGTTTGATACCGGTTTCCCATACCATCACCGGTTTCTGAGATAAGATTGAAGGGGACTGGTAGGGTAGACATGGTAGCGCCTGGGAGGAGGGGATGGGGGTGAGCGCCTGGTAGTTGTAGGGTGCTATTTTAAGTAATAGAGAAAATTGAATGTATATTGACATGATTATGTGATCAAACAAAGGATGCCAATCGTGTACATATTAAACTTGGGAAACGGTAAAAAATATGTTGGATATACAAACAACTATAAAAAAAGAATGAATGCGCATTTTACGGGAAGGGGGTCAATGGTTACACGAAAATATAACCCAAAATTTATAGAAAAAATAATACCTTGTTATAATATCAATTATGCACTAACAGTTGAAAGAAATGTGACACTTAAATTAAGAAAAAAATATGGTAAAAATAAGGTACGGGGTAGTTACTGGGTAAATTCAAAAAATTTTTAATATTATAATAAATGAAAAAATTAAACCTCACCGGTTTCCCATTCCATCACCGGTTTCTGAGATAATCTAAATAGCACCTGGGTGGTAGGGTAGTAAAGAAGGTGTGATGGGGGGCCTGGTTTGGGGGTGGGGAAGGGGGCCTGGTACAGTGCAATCCCAAAATATCATATGACCCTATAACAATACTTTATATTCGACGTAGTTAATAAAATTGAACATAACTTTAAACATAGTAAACATAGTAAACATAGTAACACAATGGACGTAATTAAATACCGGAAATTATATCTGTCTGAAAACTGGAGAGAAAACCGATTTATTGCGATAATAAAGTATGTCGGGTTAGAACAACAACACATACGACAGCATAACCAACGAAACCATCCATTGGTTTTATCTGGCAATGCTTATTGGATCACCCATGATCAGTTATGTATTGGCTATGAGTTAAGTGAAAATCCTGAAGTTTTTAGACCTATATTTTCACATAAACGTCAAAGATTAATGGATATCTTAATACCCAGTATTAAAAATCCTGTTAAATTTTGGAAAAACCTCAAATCACGCTATTTCTTATCTATGGTCAAAATTAAAAAATTACCAATTGTATGCATTGATAATATTGTCATGTACATCTATTAATTCAAATAATAATTGACTCTGGTAGTAGAATATTGTTACTGTGTTTCAACTTTTCGACCATTTCTGGATTTTGTGAATTCAACTATTTAAACCCTTTGTCATTTTTAAAATATTATAATTTTTATAATATTTTATTAGTTCAATTTTACTAGGATTGTTAGATGTGTCTTTAAAAATTAATTATATCCGTATATTATAAACATAACAGAAGCAACGGACAAGAAGGGGAAACAGATATACAGAAAGAAAACAATCTTTTATTCAGAAATCGCTTCTTCAGAATTCATATAAAAATATAAAATAGTTTAAATTATATTTTTATTATTTATCTAAAAATACATAAATATCTCGGTATCATCATATTCTAATACATCAGGTCTGTCACCAGAACCTTCAACTGAATATGTTACTGAATAATCAAAATTATTTGTTAATATGTCAATATAATTTCTTGTATGAGCAGATCCTGTAAAAATAATTATGTCATTGTGTATATAATCTTTCATAATTCTTCCTAAAATATAGTAATCTAATATTACAGCAAATATTACTGTATTTATTAACTTCATCCATTTATAAATATCACTAAAATCCGTAATCTCTACTTTATCCTTGATTATTTTGTCTATAAGATCTCGATATCCAGTTATTAAACTGGTTCTAATATAATTTCTCCATGTACTATTTAAAAATATATTTCTAATATTATGTTTATCGGTTTTGATTTTTTGTTTTGGCTTGATTGATTGCCACTGTTTCTTAATTGTTTCAACGCCTGATTTATAAAATAAAAATAACATTATTTCATTAAAATCATTTTTAAGACTTGCTTTATTATCCATTAACTGTATTGCAAACGTTTTTAGAATATCTAGATCTAGGTATTTTTTTTTTATTATTGTTTTCCACACATCATTATATTCTTTTTCACGTCTTGCCCACGCTTGTTTGGATTGTCTGATAAGTCTGCGTTGTTCTTCTTCATTGGATGTTTTAAATTTCTCACTATCTTGTACAATTTTTGGATTTGCTATATAATGCGATACAAAACACATTCTTTGAAACCATTTGATTTTGTGTAATTTTAACATAGAAATTACTTTCCAATAGCAATTGGTATCAGAAATATTATATATCTTTTGTAATTCTTTCTTTGTTATAGAATAATTTTCTGATTCATTCTCTCTAACTATGCTCCTTAAATCAGACCAATGAATTCTTAGATTATGTAATTTTTTCTGTTTAAATTCATTCATTATTCTCATTCCTCCACTACCTAAAGTGTGTATATCTCCTTTATAATGTTTTGGAGAAATTTCAAGAAATAAATCAAAATTACGGTGATCATTCATTGTAATTAATTTTTCTATTAAACTGCTAAAATGATTACAATTATTGTCAATAGATTTTTTAATTAATTTACTCATTTGTATTTTTCCATCTGATGTAGTAGATTTCGTTAAATGGGTTTCTCCCATTAAAACTATTTTTTTGTTACCTTTTGTTAAAATTGTAATCATACTAGGTCCACCGGAAATACATTTTTTCGCTCCACCTTTTAAATACTTTCCTGTAGTTTTTTTTATAGATCTTTTGCGTTTTCTTGTGCGTTTGTTCACATATTTCCCACCTGAACCGAAGGGTCTCTTTTGTCTATAGTTTTTTTTTGTGTGTTTTCTGCGAACCATAATAATATATTATTATATTATTATTATTTATTAATTATTTTTTTAATAATAAATATATCTCTCCATAACAATTTATATGAACCAAATTATAGATTATAATAAATCACATCAAATAAAAAAAGGCACTAAAACTATAGAGGAAAACGAATTCTTCCAAGATCTGACAACCCTTATGGAGAACGAAACATTTGTAAGGTTTTTCGAAAAGCACATGTCTAATTGGATAGACGTCAAATCATCAATAACCTATATGAAATTATATAAGGAGTTTCAGGACAAGTATAAAGAACTTTCAAATGAAAAACTAGACAAAAGTATAATAGTATTTATTCTTTGTCAAATTATGAGAGATAAACAACTCAGACCTCTCTCTATAAAAACTGTTGATGATATTTATAACGATGAAAAAAAAGATTTTCTTCATGAATTTCAACAATTTCTCTCCACTACGCAACAATTAACATTTGTTTAATAAACTTTGTTTAATAACTACAGGTTTACCTGCTCTAAAATTAACATGAATAGTATTTTCATTTTTTATATTAGATTCGTCCAATGTATCTGCATCGTGTAACATCTTCCCACCACATACCATATAAAACAACCCGTCGTAAATATTAAACTTATTGCAAATAACTAACTTCAACGATCGAATTGTATCATGTCCTTCAAATTCATTAATCGTATAATTTTTTCTGGTTGAGTTTTTCAAACGAACACCTATTAGAAATAATTGCATATTTATATTATCATTATAACTCATAATTTTATATTCAATTTTATAATATCCATCAAGACAACTTCAAAACAATCAATTCAACTTGGTAAAACTAAATATAGGTTCACCGTACCAGTTATCTCCACACAATCCTTTTTTTGCAGGGCCTCCTTTCATTCTCTGTAATATCCAACCATCATACTGAAAACCCAGTCCGATAACATAATTCACCATATCATCACAAACGTTATATCTTTTATTCTTAATTTGGGGATCAACTATATTCAACATAATTTTACCACCGATCTTCAAAGACAATCCCACATTTTGAATCATTTTATAAAGGAATTTATCTCTCCATTTTTCAAATGTATCATATCGTTTCCATGATTGCAACTCTTCTCCAACACCACCCTCATTATATCTCTCCGTTTTAAAATAGGGAGGAGACGTAAATAGCAAATCAAAGCCACCATCGGCACCACCATCGGCACCACCATCAGTGCCGCCATCGCCATCGCCATCACCACCATCAGCACCACCGGCACCATCGGCACCATCGGCACCATCAGCACCCAATACAATATCTTCAGCACATCCGTTATAAATTCTTACATGCTTTTTCCCTTTACATTCAAAATAAGAACATCCCTTACTTCCCTGATATTCCCCCCCATCAACAAGTTCTTCATCCATTCCTACCCAAATTCCATCAATAATCTCAATATCTTCTTCTTTTGTACCCAATAATTTCTCATACTCGATACATTGTTTTTTATATGCATTGTAGACATGCTCATTAGGATCACATCCATAATAAACTTCTGTTCCCTTCGTACAATAAAACCCAACCAATCTATCTCCCCACCCACAACTCGTATCTAAAATTCGCTTGGCATTATTCATCTCATAAATCACCTTGGCTACATGAGGTTTAAACTGAGTTGCAACATAACCACTAACTCTCATAGATGACCTGTAATCCCGAGAACGAATACCATTTTTACCTATCATGGATGGACGCCAAAATGTCCAATTCATCTTTTTCAACGCATCCAAATCAACCCAAGCATTCAATGGACCCTTATATCCATATGAATTACATTTCAACCTATTTTCTTGTTGAAAATAGGAACTAGCATCATTGTATTCATGACCTAATTGGATCATATAAAGACACTTCTCCCCTATACCACTAGAAGTACAATCATAATCATATTTGAGTTTTACAATATACTCAACCATCGTCATTCCCAGCCGAACAACCTTCAAGTCACATATATCCCGGTTCAACATATTATCGAAACTCTTTTTCATATTTTTATACTCTATTTTTCGTAGAGGAAAGATTGGTTTATTATTTATGATATAATGAGCAAGAACCTCGATGACTTTCTTTTTATCATAAGTATCAACTATATTCTTCCAATCTTCTTTATTAAAAACTGGGACACCATCATCATCCGCATGATCTCTTAGCATAACATAAATCTTAGCAAAATTATCGACAACCATATCTTCATTAGAACCAACAAGTGACATATATACATATGAATATAGAATACGTTTAAAATCAATTTAAAACTTTAGAAAAACAAACGTAAGAAAAATATGACAACAAAAAATATAATATTAATATATATAAAATATGGGAACGCGCGGATTAGTTAATAATAAAAAGCCATCAACAGTTTCTACCACTCCTGAAGAACTACAAAAAATAAAACAAAAATTAACAGAAAGGAAGGAAAATGGGAAAAAAAACAATTTAGTTTTGTTTGCATATAAAAATAATCTAAAGAATAAAATTAGATTTAAAGACGATAAATGGTTTTTTTTTGATCTACCACAGGGGTCTGATGAAACACAAACATTTGGAGGTGATATAACAAATGTGGATAATTTAAATATTCTAGCAGAAAATTTTAGAGGCCTCTTTGATTATATATCAAGTGATTGGAGTGGTATATCAGATGTAATATTTAAAACAATAATTAAATTACTAACTCCTGAAGGAGTTTTTGCTCTAGACTTTGTTGATGTGGAAAATAGTAGTTTTTTGCAGACAATTCTCAACAAACATAAAACCAACATTAAAAATTTTAGAGGATGTTTAACTTTTACAGATAACAGTATCAGCGCATCAGAAAAATTATTATACAAAGTTGTTAGAGGTCAATCTCTTCCTGGTAAATCTGGGGGTGGTGGTGTAAGAAATGATATTGATATATTGAAACAACTCGATGCCCTTGATTTACTAGAGAAAGTAACAATAGATAATTTTCCCATAATGAACAATGTTTTAAACAACTGGAAAGATTTAAAAAAAATTGAGAACACAAATAACCACCAAGCAACTCACGAAGCACGTCTCAAATTTATAAAAATAGAAGAAGATAAAAAAACAAACGAAGAAAATTATGAAGTAGATAAAATTAAAGAATTGGAAAAACTGATAAACATACCAGTTCAAATGTGGTCAGAACCAAATTTTAAAACTACACAGGAATATTTTTCAATTGATAATATATTTATAATGCAAAAAGTGGTGGACCATGGAGAATCCATCCATATGACAAAAGAAGACAACGAAAAAATAGGTATTCAACCGGCATCACTCTTTAATCGCCCCTGGGAGGCATACCCATCAAATAGTGAAAAAAGAAGAAAACCAAAAACTTGTTATCATATTAGTGATAATGGAACAATGGAAGGAGGAAGAAAATCAAGAAAAAGAAAGATAAAAGGAAAATCAAGAAAAAGAAAGATAAAAGGAAAATCAAGAAAAAGAAAGATAAAAGGAAAATCAAGAAAAAGAAAGATAAAAAGAAAATCAAGAAAAAGAAAGATAAAAAGAAAATCAAGAAAAAGATAATCAAGAAAAAGAAAGATAAAAAGAAAAAATAAATATAAGTAATGGATAAACCGGATTATCTAATAGTAAATCCACTTCAAATAGAAATATCATCAAAAAATTCAAACAAAACAATGAACAATGAAAGAAAATTAACTGAAATAGAAAAAAGATTCTATAATAAAATGGAAAAACTAAAAACCATAAGTTTAGAAAGTAAACGAGTAAAATATATTCTACATCATCATCATGGATTAATATTGGTAGATATATAAAGATTTACATTTTGAAAAGGTAAGGAGTTACCAAAACAAAAAACATATAAAATTGAATAAAATAATTTTAAATATATATACAAATATATTTAAAATGACAACAGAACGCACAGTACAAGATGTATTCGATGAAGAAAGAAAAAACAGAAATCGTGTAGAAGAAATAGAGGAAGAATTAGAAATGGAGGAAGAATTAGAAATGGAGGAAGAATTAGAAATGATAACAGAATTAAAAAAAGAATTAAAAGAATGTAAAAAAAAAATAAAAGTATTAAAAGATGAACGAAAAGATCTTAAGGTCGATTTATTGGAAGAAAAAAAGTTAGAATGGATTGAATGTGGTCTCGATGAGTGGAGAAAATATGTAGAAGATAATCATTATGACCCAGCAAAATATTATGTTTATCGATACGATGGTAGTGTTTACAAAGAAGGATATTATAAAGGTGAATTTAAATTAGACGAAAAGGATGAAAAACATTTTAAAGAATATTTCAACGATTACTTTTACTATGGGTATCCAAATTATCAAGATAAAAATCATCCTAACGCAGATAGTTCCGAGTGTGAAATGGCTTTTGGTGGTGGTGCAGCATGCGTTACTTCATTTGAAGAGGAATAATATACACATAAAATTAATAAAAATAATAAAAATATACAAATCTTAACGATTTATTTCTACAACCAAATCATTTAAATTTTATAATTAATAATTTCAAAACATCAATAGAAATATTTTGCAACTTAAATATCTCTCCACAACTAATTTCTATAACATTATTTGTGGAATAAAAACCTTCATTTTTTATATTATCGGATATAATTCGCAACGATCCGTTTAAAACAACTATTTTATAATTATAATCACTATCAAAGCAATCAGAAAAGTTCCCAGCATGTATAAAAAAAAAATATATTTCATGTTTATCAGTTTTCTCAATAACTTCTTTGTAAAAAAGTCGGTTCATATACTATTAATCATATAAATATTAATCATATAAATATTAATCATATTATAAATCATATAAATCATATAAATCATATTAATCACGCTGAACAATATGTCAAAATATTCTGTTGAAAAACCTTATGAATTTTAAAATATTTTTCATTCAAAACTAATAGTATTTCATTTTTATCATCGTTATCCATCCCACAATATTCTATATTATTAATTATCTCCTGTATTTCCACCAGACATTCACTTAAATGGTCTAGATAAATTTCAATATTCATGTATATAAAAAAACATAAGATATATCATAAATTTCAATTTTATAAATATTATAACTACCAATTTTTCACAAAATCATCCGCATTTTTTAATCTTTTTTTTACAGTGACGTTTCCAAGGCCATCATAATAACTCCAATCTTTATTTCCTGTTTCATTCTTAAACATTTCGATTATTTCTTCTATACACTTTACTAGTTGGGGATATATATTACTATAAGTGGCACCTTTAAATATTGGACAATTTTCATCATTAGTAGTATACCTTTTTTTTATGGTACTATTAATTTTTGTTACCAACTTTATAAAAGCACACAGACTCATATCTGTCATTGGGATTTTTATGAACACTGAACCCATATACCAACCATTCTTAGCCACAAAATCTTTATGTGCGGTCCCCTTCAATAAATGATCATCCATTACACCAATACATATTTGGTGTTCTGAAGGAGCCATATCCCGATATGTATATTCATCCACCATTATGCGTCTCGAACACAAATCACCCTTTCCAACTCTTAAATATAATTGTGACTGCATTTATAAAATAATGTTTTATTATAAAACAATATTAGGTTCAATTTTTATTTATCTTAACAAATATTATTTAAATAATATATCTAAATTTCAAATTTCAAATTTCAAATTATGATATATTACTATAGTTTAAAAAAAATAAGTAATATTATACTATGAATACACAATGGACTTGTGACCAATGTACAAAAAAGTATAAAACATTAACAGGATTTAAAAATCATAAATGTAAACGCCGAAACGAAGACCCACCACAAAACCCACAAAAACCACTACAAAAACCACAAAAAAAACCAAAAAAGAAGAAAATCTCACCACAAATAAGATTTGATGTATGGAAAACATACATAGGGGATAAAATAGAAGCCAAATGTTTCTGTTGTTGGAAAGCCAGAATAACACCATTTACATATAACAATACCTTCCATGCAGGACATATAAAGTCCGAAGCAAATGGCGGAAGAATAAGTATAGACAATTTATTACCTATTTGCAGTGATTGTAATAAAGATATGAGTTCAACAAATTGGGATGAATATATTAAAACTTTCACAAACTTTCGTCCAAGAATTTATGGAGAGAAAATACCACTTTTTACACAAAATAAAGTAAAACAAATCCAAAAATGGTACAAAAAAATATCAAAACAACCCAAACAAACCAAACAAACCAAACAACCCAACCGAAAACCAAAAAGAAAAAGAAAACTAAAAAGAAAACCAAATTATCTAAAACCAACAATATCATCCAAACTAAAGCATATCAACTAAAGCATATTTTTCATAAAAGCAATCTCCCTTTCTTGATTATAAACTATATCCTTTGCCAACCGATAAACTGCACCACCACTAGCGGCCTTACTATTTTCAAGTAATTTGTTTGTACTTGTTAAAGCAGTTGAATGATGTGGGATCATACGTCTAATCCACTGTTTATAACCAATACCAACCTGAAATTTCATCAAGTAAACAAAAAACAAAGACATGCCTAAACCTAACAAAAAAACTTGTTTATTAAAATGCCCCATCTGAAAATAATGAACAATTTGATGAGACCATATCATATTAGAAGCCATATACAAACTAGCATAAATTAACGTAATAGACAGATACAGATCATCAATACTATAAGCAAGTATATTCATTGGATTTAAAAATAAGGCGCTAACAAACATAACACAAAATAAAATAAGGTTATTTTTCACAACATTCATTTATATAAATTTATATAATAAAATATCCAACAACTATTCGTTCAATATGAATTTAAATAATATTTTAGGAATATACACCCGCGTGGCCCAATGGATAAGGCATCGCTCTTCTAAAGCGGGGACTGCAGGTTCGAGTCCTGCCGTGGGTATTTTTATAACATATAATATGTTATAAAAAATCAAACATTCTCATACATTACCAGTCAATACGGGTTCATCTTTCAACAAGTCCATTAATTTCATATATTTCTCTTGATGTGTAAACACACCCACATAATATATGGAAACATAAATGTTCAAATATTTTATAATCAAATGTATTTTATGATTGGTTGAATTTAATAATAAATTAATATAAATCAAACATTTATCTATAATGGATCCGATAATTATACCACAATTTAACCCATGCAAATTATATGATTTTAAATCATTGTATAATTTTGTAATATCTAATATAAAAACTTCTTCTTCAATAAGACGTTTTTCTCTCCTAGTTTTAATACCATGTCTGAAATATTTAACATTAACGTCATTCAACGAAAATTCACCTCTACAAAGAGGACAATCATGTTTTTTAGTAAACCATTTATACAAACAAGTTGAACAAAAAACATGTTTACATGCAACAATTTCTAATCCACATTTATGAGTTTCTCGGCAAACAGCACAATCTATCATACATAAATTTAAATATAATATTTAAATATTTAAACTTTTTATACATTTACAATTTCTACATTTCTACATTTACAATTTCTACATTTATAATTTACGCCTTTTTACTTCATAGTTAAAATCAGCCAGAGTTAACTTATATGCCCAATGTTGCAATGTTTGTCTTATCTTAGGACTAATATCTTCATCATTCCATTTACTTTTTTTCTTTAAAATTTGCGTAACTAAAAATCTCATAAATCTACCTCTTTCACCTGAAACTCCCTGCCACCGTTTTACCTGGCGTCCATCGTCTTCACCTCGTTTTCCCATAAAAAAATCACAATACCAATGAACCCACCCGTAAGGATGATGTTTCTTTATCCATCCTTTACTTTCCCAAAAATCCAAAGTAGTCCCAACCTTGACACCATATTTATTTATTGTTTTATCATACTTATCAAACGGTAACGTCAAATGATTTTCCGGAATACCTTTCCACCATGATTTGGGATATTTCTTATGAAGATTTTTCAATTCTTTACCAATAACTTTAGACTTAATAGGACGCCAATATGTACCACCAAAACTTCCCAACTTAAACATTTCACGCGGGCTCAAATTAGGTTTAAATTCCGGATAATCTTTAAAATAATATCTACCGCCAACCTTTTTTGGTAGTGCACCACCAGTCATATTATATATTTTTCTAGTTCCTCCCTTTTTAAATCTTTTTACTCTACCTTTTGTATATTTTTCTCTCCTAGAACGGTTAATTTCCTTCTTAGATAATTCTTTATGAGTGGTAGGTGTTTTTCTAGTGATCCTTTTCGAAGGTCTATAAACATCACTTTTACTATGATATCCAACTTTACCATCTTGATTAACCCACTTTTCATCAAACCATCGACGCAGTCCCTTTTTACGTGTTTTTTTTCCAATATAAGGATTACGGTTCCCTTTACTGTTCCCTTTACGGTTCCCTTTACTATATTTTCTTGTATAGGCTTTCTTATATTTTTTCACTAAAATACCACTTCTATACGCACTATGTTTTGGTATATCTTTATAAACCTTTTTCTTAATTTTTTTATATAACTTTTTATCACGTGGTGTTGGCATATATATATTACGGAGAGAAATTCTTCAACAAAAAAACAAACAACAAAAAAAACAAACAACAAAAAAAACAAACAAAAAAACAAAAATATATAATATAAAACTACTGTATATGTTACCTCAAAAACACATAAATATTATATTTCTCTCCGTTTGTATTGTAATAAGATCGTTATTTGTATATATTGCAAAAACTATAAATAAAAAACACTTACCTAAATTAGGATACATAGCATTAATTATGGGTACAGGATTCATTTATACATATATTATAAATAGAAAAGTAGGAGGATTTGGCCAAAAAATATGGTGGAATTACTTAAGACCAGTGCATGCATTTCTCTATTTAAGTTTTGGAATACTCGCTATACAAAAAAATAGTAATGCGTATATACCTCTTCTTATAGATGTGATAATAGGATTAATAGGATTTATTAATAAGCGTTTATTGTAGTTTATCAATTACCAAATAATATTAAATATTATTTAAAATATTATTTAATAGTATTAATGTTAAATAATATACCTATTGAAATTAATATATTAATATATCAATATTTAGATGGAATAAAATTAAAACCATTTGACAAAACAAGTAAAAATATAATGAGATCAAATGAAGTTTGGAGAGAAAATTTATATAGAAAATATTTACATGGTAAAAATATATTACAAAACAGTAATAATTATTATGAAGAATATAAATGGAAAAAAAAATTAAAAAAACACCAGTTCAACTATAAAAGGCAATGGACATTAGGATGTGTTGGACGTATAATACCATTAGAAAAACCAATATTTAAAGACGCAATAGAAATTTTCTAACAAAACAACGGTCTACAAGTTACCCATAGAAAAAGATGTACCACATCCACATGATGCCTCTGCCATAGGATTATCAAAAATAAAACGTCGCCCCATAATATCTTCATCCCAATCTATTTTCGTCCCTAGAAGATAAAAAAGACTTTTTTCACACACTTCTATTTTTAAATCATCTTCAACTACAATATTACGACCTTCATTAGAAAAAGTATTAACAGGTTCAAACTTATATTCAAACCCATTGCATCCACCACTTTTAACACTAAATAAAATTCCATTAGAATTATTAAATTTTGCTATTTGTTTTAATTGTTTTAATGCTGAACATGTAAATGAAATAATTTTTTTACTCATATACAATATTATTTTACAATAATATTTTACAATAACTTCTTAATATCATACATCAATTCTTACAGATCATTTCGCAATGCATCGTAATTAATTTTCAATAACCGATTTAATATGAAAATTTAAATATCTAAAATTGGGTTAATTTATACGCTCTTTCTACTCCTCTTTCTACGCTCTTTCTACTCCTCTTTCTACTGCTCTTTCTACTCCTCTTTCTACTGCTCTTTCTACTCCTCTTTCTACTGCTCTTTCTACTCCTCTTTCTACTCCTCTTTCTACTCCTCTTTCTACTGATCTTTCTACTGATCTTTCTACTCCTCTTTCTACTCCTCTTTCTACCGCTCTTTCTACTCCTTTTTTTATAACCACCATTCACTTCAACTGGTAAGTCATAAGGTTTTTCAATATCTAATAATTCAAGACCATCAAACGTATCAGTCAAAACTGAATGTAATCGGGTTATTTGGTCTTGTGATGCCGTATTTACAATTATTATGTTTATATCTGGTCGTTTTTCAATAATATGTTTTTTTAGTTCGACTATATGTGCCAGCCCTATTTGAACAATTATGCAATCTACATCTGCATTTTTATTAAAAATAGATAATATATCATCCGAATATTCACTATCACACATTCCCTTTTCATCTCTCGTTTCGGCACATATAGTTGATAATTTTACAGGCATTTCCATCTTTGCGTATTGAACAACCACGCATGCGGCAATTAAGTTGGTTTCAAGAACCTGTTGTTGGAAAGCACAGGGTGCTTCTGAATAAAAGTATGTTTTATCTTTACCAAATTTAGCATTAACAATATCAATTATATCTTTTTGTTTCCTAATAGAATTATCATATTCGGGATTTTTTGTAATACGCGTATGAACCTCGCCAACAAGTATAATTGTTTTTTTTGAAATATCTACTAAATTTTTTAATTCCAATAATGTTCCCCCTATCATTATTTTACTTTTTTCAACCATATATATATTCGGGGAAAAAAAAGCAGTAACAATACAAAAATAATAATAAAAAACATTATTTTGAATAATAAAAAAACATTATTTTGAATAATGTTAGTCGATATATGTATTAAATAATCTCATATTTATTAAATAATTTTACAATAATTTCTTAATATCATCCATCATATCGTCCAGATCAGGCTTTCGCAAGGCATCGTAATTAATTTTCAATCTTTCATTTCCAAATGTCCGTCCTTGTAATCCATTTACTTTAATAGGACATGGCCAATGACTCGTGGTTCTCCGCTCCTCAAAATATTTCTGTCTTTTCGCTCTCGTTGTCAACGTATTTTTTACATGATTTTTAGGTAAATAGCAAACATATTGAACAATTCTTTCTTCGCTTCCTGGTTTACCATATTGATTTTGATGAAAGACACGGCTATCCCATAAAACCAATGATCCCGCCTCAACTCTAACAACTCGTTTGTATTCATGAAGAGCACCAACTGTACCTTTATCAATAACCTGCCAATCTCCACCTTTTTCAATACCCTTATCTGCAAAATATTTTTCATGAATATTATGAGTTCCTTCATAGCAAACAAAAGTTCTCTCTTCGTTGGTAGTTAGAGCAACATAACCTTGAATGCAATGTAGACCCTTTTTACCTGGCGCCTGGTCAGTATGTGTCCAAATATTATCCTTTTTTTTCATATCTTTTGGCATATAACAAGAACCGTCAAATGAAACCACCAAATCCTTTGTGCCCCATAACCCTTCGAAAACCTCTCTAACTGCAGGTCGAGTTCTAATATACCACGAATGTCTTTGATGACCAGCCTGGTGAAATTTATAAATTCCATGAGGGCTTAATTTATCATGTTGATAATCATGATCAGGAATGCTTTTCTGCCAGTCCCCAAACCAATCCAAACATTTATCAACTTCTTCCCGGTTCAAAACACCTGGTACAACAACATAACCTTTGTGATCAAGTTCCGATTTAATCTGAGAAATATCCATTTTTTTTTATTAAACCATTATTATTTATTATCAAAAAAGTTCAATTTTATTTATATTTTTAAGTAAATATAATATATGATCAATATTTTTAATATCAAAGATAGAAAAATATACACAAATAATAAAATAAAAAAGATAACATCTCTTCTAACATCTATATTCGAAACAGGTAATATAGCAGGATGGTTTACTGCATTTTTTCTCCACTATACACCCCATGTTATTACCCTTTTGCTATTTTTATATTCTCCTTTTAATCTAAGTTTTTTAATAATATGGTTAATATCATTTTGTTTGCATTTATTTTTTAAAGGATGCATTCACCTCCGATTGGAAAGAAGTCTCTTTAATAATAAAAAATGGTCTGGTCCATATCATATTTTAGAAAACTTTGACACAGAACTGAATACAAAAAATATGATGAAATTATATTATATACTTTCTGTGTCTTTATTATTAATATACGTAATAAAATTTATAAATTATTGGATTGAACCAACTAATAGCATAACCGATTTATTTTTTATGAAAAATAAAATTTTCTATGCACTCATTGTCGGATGGGTATTACAAGTTATAGGTTTTGTTTTAATTTAACAATCTCGAAGAATTTGTCTTTTCCTTAGAGTATACGAATCCACCGAACCTTCATCTTTAGAACAATTATAAACTCCATCTTTAGAACCATTATAAACTTCTTCCACAGAAACTTCCTCCACAGAAACTTCTTCCACAGAAACTTCCTCCACAGAAACTTCCTCCACAGAAACTTCCTCCACAGAATCTTCCACAGAAACTTCCTCCACAGAATCTTCCACAGAAACTTCTTCCACAGAATCAGATGACTGTGGTGATAGTGGTGGCGATGCTATTCTATTTTTGGATGGATGACAAATTTTTTTAAATGTGATCATTAGGTCAGTGTGTGATACATGATGTACGACTCGTGAATCTTCCACAGAATCTTCCTCCACAGAATCTTCCACAGAATCTTCCTCCACAGAATCTTCCACAGAATCTTCCTCCAATGTCTTATTAGTAATAAATTTATGAAATAATTTCTTAAAACGATTATTAATATCATTTTTAATATAACTTACACCATATTCCTGAATAAAACTAAAAATAATCAATGCAAAATATGAATGTAAAAGAGAACGATAAGTTAATCCTCTTAATAACATATACAAAAATGAAACACAACACAGCGTTTTCAATTGGTTTTGGTAAAGATCATCAATAATATCATCATAATCCACATGGTTAAACATCCTAAAATTCCTAGTCATAATAATTCAAATATATTCTACACTAAGAAGAAATCAATTTTTCTAATTCAACACGTTGGACAGATAAAAATAAATCAACCTTATCTCGCATTTCATATCGAATATTGGCAAATGTTGGGTCAGAAAGATTTTTCAAAAGATAATCAATGCGATCAATTAATCCATCATCATAATTTTTAACACCATCCTCTTTACTAACGTCGCCAAATAAATTATTATAAATCTCATATTTTGCATTAAGTACAATACGAGATGTACGTACCAATAATTGTGTAACCCCATTAGTACCATACAGTTTCTTTTCAGTTTCGGTAAAAGATAAATGCATATCAATCGTATTTCTAATAACTTTTAAAATTTTAGTGAAAAGTTCAATGTCATCCTTATTTTGTTCATTACCATATTTTTTAATTCTTTCCAACGTTTCTTCAATCATATGATAATTATATCGCAAATATTCATATTTCTTATTCACAAGAGGTTCAATATAATTTTTTATAACTTGCAATTTAAAATCTAAATAATCCCGTGATAAAACAACACTGTCATTGAATGTAACATTATTCTTTTCATTCATTATACCTCGCAGAGATAATCCATAACTATTGCCATCAAGATATATTGCTCGTCTTCGTTTACCGGTAAGCATAATTTATAAATTATTAAGATTATAAATTATTAACAATCATATTATCCGCAAATTTGTAAGGAAAATGAAAAATCCATATGATTTAACTCAATAACCTCTCCATATTGATCTAAAATTCTAATTTTTACTTTACTCAAGTCTATAGGCCCCGAAAAAACACGGGTTTTAACAGTAGTATTAGAACTATTAGAACTGTCATCAATATTAATTGCAAATTTACCATCCGCCAAATATATTTTTGCTAAAACACTTTCATTAATACTATATTTTTCAAAACAAACTTCATGCGGATTTAACGAAGAATGGTTAAAATCGTCTAAACAAAAATAAATATAACGATCTCCTCCCCCATCAAAAAGACCTTCGGACATAACGTAACTGGTTATACCCGTATATTTACCATATCTGAACCCTAAAATCCAACCAGCACCGTAACAAATGTTTTTTAATTCGCTATGGGCAAATTTCACATCAAATGTGAAACTACTAGATGTCCCGTCAATCACCGAAAATATGGATTTCAAACTATTTTCATGGATTGAAAATTTTATATTCTGTAATCCATTGGAACTTTCTGATAAATAAAAATATGTTTTATTTAAAAAACCTTCTAATTGTTCAACCGTGTAGTTACCATCGGGAATAATAATTTGATGTAGTTCAAGTCCATTACACGAATCAGTCGTTTCAATAAAAAAAACATTATTCTTTTTTTTAGATGAAAATAAAAACCATGTATTAGGTATGCAAATACTATCTAATTTAATAGATTTAATATTAGAATAAGAATTAGGAAACTGATAGTTAAAATCACTGCTACTTGTATTATAATAATTCGATCTAAATTTAGTATTCACATGGATAAATGAAAATTTTGCATTAGGTGAATTTACACAACTCATATAATACTTATTGCTAAATAATTTTTATATACAATTCCAATCATCAATATTGAACAATCTTTAAACAATCTTGAAATGTAAAATAATTTCAACAGGCTTAGTACTTGAATTACTATTATTTACCATAATAGATAAAGTTAATTTATTTCCTACCTCCAAATTAGGTTTATTAAATATTGTTAAAATTTCTTGTAAAGTCAATGCATTTGAATAAGTTAATTTTGTCCATTGATTAACACTCAGCAACTTGCTAATAATATCTATGTATACCGAAGAAGACCACTCAGTCGTAGCAATCTCAGTATCGACGGCCCATAATCCAGAAACATCTTTAACTACATCATAGTTTTCATTAGACGTTAACGTGACACCTGTACCGGTTGATTCAAACCAACCGGATAACTTACTTTTAATGCCCAATATAGTTTCATCCGTACTAAAACCAAACTGACCATCATATTTATAGAATAAGTTTATAAAGTTATCCTTTGTTATACCTAATTCAACAGAAACATCTGAATTAGAAGCAAATAATAATACAGTATGTTGTAGAGAACGAACAAAATCACCAGTGTTAACTATTTCACTAGAAGCAAAATTTATAGCCATATATATCTATTCGCATATTAAAACATCAATAATATTTAACATCAATAATCCCTAAATTTATTTTATTTCAAAATTACTTAATATAATCAAAATTATATATGTCTAATTTTAAAACAAATACAATAATGGGTGATGCAAGAGAAAGAACAAAAAATTTAGAAAACATAACACTTATGGGAAATATAAACAATAATTTACAACCAAAATTTCAAACAAATATATCAATATTTGAAAATAATGCGTTAAGATCAGCAAATAATCACAGCACTCTTTTAAAACTAACAAAAGGTTATTATGATTTAGAACCATGTTGCGATTTATCAAAAACAAAAGCATTTAGTTTAGATGATGGTATAAGAAGTAAAATAATTGTAAATCAGAAAATAATATTAGCCAGTAGTTCATGCAATAGACAACCATTATACCAAGAAAATTCGTGCAATACCAATCAAACAAACATGTCTATAACTAAAAGAAACTTTAATTATCCAATACCGATAACAAAAAATACGTGTTGTTCTCAAGATAGAACCCATCCAATACCACAAATTTCAACTGAAAATCATACTAAATATTTACCTATAATGTCTAAAATAAAGAAATATGATTATAGAACAACTGATGACACGATTACCTATCCTAATTTCAATATAGTAAATGAAAATAATATGGTGGGATATTTCAAAAATGATATATATAAAACAACCAACACATGTAGCGCATCCACATCATCAAATAATGTAGGACATAAATTAAAATACACCGTCCAAAATGCAAATTGCAGTTGCAAATGATGATTATAAAATCCAAACAGCGACAATCCCCCACACCCCATCAAATACGTCATCTAACTCGGCATATTTCTCCCGAAAATGGAGTAATAGTTGTTAAAATCAAATTTATAATAATATTATCTCTCCGTTCATAATATTATCTCTCCCCCGTTTCGTAGTTATCTAACATTTATTGATCTAACATTTCATAATGAACATGTAATACTTCTAACTCAAACGTCAAAGCGAAATCAACATTATTCAAATCAACAACAATACCATTTTCATCTAACAATCTAATATGAAGTTTTTGAATATTTACAGGTCCTAAATAATATCTGGTAGGATTTATAGGTCCATATGAATCTTCAAATAAAATAGTGGCCCCTGCATTATTAGGAATTTTACCCAATAGATCCTTCATCTTCAATGAATTAAATGTACCTGGGTAATAAAATGATTGCATACTATTGTTATTAAAATCATTAACTTCTATTAAAAAGAATTTAGTTCCTGTAAAATCAGAAGGGGCTTCTGGTTGAAACCCCTTAGTAGTAATAGACACGCCAACACCTACAGTATCAATCTTTGTGGTTTTTTCATAAGAAGCCTCATATTTTACACCATCAATAGTTTTTGTGTCATCAAAACTATAATACGGTTTATGATATCCTAAAAGCCATCCCAAATTTTTTGCAATATCTCTTTCCACCTCCCCATGCAACACAAAATCTAAATCAAATTTATAATTTAAAACAGCAGCCGTCTGTAAACTAAAAATAATTTTTTTAGTCATTGCATCATAACTAGCAATAATTATAGTAGATAGATCAACTACAGTTGTTAAATCTGAATATAATTTTGCCTTTTTCAACCCAAATCCAGAAACACCACCAACACCACCAACACCACCAACACCACCAACACCATTAATAGTGCCGATCGCGTCTAATGAAGTATAATTACCATCAGGTATTTCTATTTTGTACATTCCCGTAACTGGTACCGATGGCGCACCTGTAAGTCTAGTTAAATGAATATAGAATACATTCGTTTTTAAATAATTAGAAACCGTATAATAAGTATTTTGCAATTCAGCATTACTAATTTTTAAACCGGTTACATTCTTCACTGGATTTGGTAAATCGACTAAAAAATCAGTAGATTTAGAGCCATAATAATTATTTCTATATTTAGTATTAATAGTTAAAACAGTATTATACACTTCTCTTTTAATAGGATTAACTCGTTTGAATTTCTTTTTTTCAACAGATCTATCGACTTCTTTACTCCCAATTTTATGATTAATCACAAATTTACTAGGATCATTGTTTATAGTATCATTATTTGTCAATAATTTAATTTTCAATCTATCTAATTCTCTATCCATATAATCAGGTACATCATATTGAAAATGAACACACAATTTTTTAAAAGATACGACAATGAAATCCAATAATGCTTCCTTATTTGCATTATCATCACTAAGTCTGGTGGTGTCCATTGATTTTTTTGTTAGTTTAAAAACGTTGTCTAAACTATAATCACCACTTTGATTAATTTCCAAAATATTTAACAATTCATCTGTATTATAATTCGATGAGTCAAAATCCATATATTTATATATTAATTAAATACTTTAAATACTAACTAACTCAAAATAAAATCACAATATGGACTGAAAATAAAGCACTAAAAAAAGAGAACTAAAAAAGAGCAATTCTCTTAAAAAACTAAACAAAAGTCACGAAAAACTTTTTAAAGTAATTTAGTAATAAACTTATTAAATAATTTTGATATTATTTAATAAGTTATATGAAAATTGATTTAAGAAAATGTCTAGTTATTATAGCATAATTGATTATGAATACTTTATATTTTAATAATACTAGTGCACTAAATGAATTGTGGTATGAATCTCATGCCTCAGTTGTAAAGAGAGTTTGTATGGAGTTGGGAAAACCCAAAAATATGAACGAGGTTGTTGAGAAGATTTTGGGTCCAAAACCTAAGGTGAAGAAAATGAAGGATCCAAACCGCCCCAAAAAGGCTAAGACCGCGTTTATGTTTTATTGCGATGCTCATCGACCTGCTCTTATGAAGATTCAGAAAAAGAAAATGGGTAAAATTAATATTGGAAATATTGCTAAGGAGTTAGGAAAAAATTGGGGAACGCTCACTGATAAAGATAAGAAACCTTTTGCTAGCAGTGCTGCCACAAGTAAGTTAGTACAAGAGAAGGCGATGAAGGTCTATCAAGAGAGTTTGGGACTATAATTCTCAGAATTATTATATCTAAATCCTATTATCATTTTGCATAATTAATAATAACACTGCATAATTAATAAAACTTTTATACAACTTTTTTTTTATTATTAAAACTTTTTTTAATAATATAAAATTGAATCAAATAACAAATAACCAAATATCATATACAATGCTGGTGATAAATGAACAGCAACTCAAAAAAGAAATAACAAGGCAACATGTGAAACAATATACAAACACATCATTTTATAGTATCAATACATTTAAGGATGTATTAAAGTTAGCATTTAAATGTAAAAACAAACACACAATAGACATAATTCTCAATAATTGGTCAGAATTAACGAATGATGAAATAAATTGGGGAAGAAATACAAAAATGATAGATTCAAACGAGGAACACTTGGTAAAATCATTACATCCGAAAGAATTATTGATGATTATAAATATAGGAAGTATTATGCAAAAAACATATAAGATGAGTCCAGAAGTAGCATTTATATTTGCATTCGGTATAATTCATGCTCATTTTGTATTTGAAAATACATCTATGGATATATCTATTGAGAATATGTATAATACTTTACCAAATAAATATAAATCCAAATCAGGAGAGAAAAAGTTTAAAAAAGATTTCTTTTTAAAAGGAACTAGTCAAGAAATAAGAAAAATATTATATAAAACAAGTAAAGATGGATGTTAACATGGTTAAAATGGATGATATTTATGTGGATTTAAAAAAGTTGGTAGAAAAAACACATTCTGTCCTAGTTTTAGAAAAAAATAAAATAAACCAAACAAATCAAACAAATCAAACAAATCAAACAAATCAAACAAATCAAAACATAAAATTAAATATACAAAAAACACAAGCATGTCAAACCATAACCACAAAACCAACAACTATACAAACCCATATATATGTATCACGTCCACCAGCAGGAAGAAGTGGAACAAGAACTGATCCTTCCATAATAAATTGGAGTCAATCTTTGAGAAGAAGATCCAACTTTTTTTAATAATTTATTTAATTTTATAAGATTTCTTAGAATATTTGGGTTTTTTTTTCCAGATAAAAGATAAACAACTTGCAAGCATGGTTATTTTGGTTTCATAATAAATTAATGTATTTTGTTGACAAAATATACATGCTGTATCATTTTTCCGATTAAACCATTCCGTATAACAGTTTGCATGACAATATTTTTCACATGTATTACATACAATAAATGATTTTTCCAAATCTACTTTGTCAAAACAAAACAAACATTCTTCTTGAATATTATCTACTTCCTCATATTGATCTCTTAATTTAACAAAATTATTACTTACTGACATAATATATATTTATCATTTATTATTAATTATTTATTACCCTCAAAGTAATAACAAAATTTATTTAAGAACACGGACGATAAACTATATACATGTTAAAAGAAGAAAATAACGGAATATTAACACCTAGAATAATGGTAAAAAATATATCAGATCGAAAAAAATATAATAAATTATTAACGAATCAAGAATTTATCAGAATGCAATTGAATGAATCATTATCTTATAAAGAACAAAAAAAGAACGAACAAAAAAAGAACGAACAAAAAAAGAACGAACAAAACAACATTGTAGATGTTCATCCTAGAAAAAGTATGATTCAAACACAATCTACAGATAATATAAGAAAACACAAAACTGTATTTGAAAAAAGTTGTTGTAGTGCAGTAGGAAACAACTGTTATTTTTTATGTGCACAAATAAAGGCCAAATTTCACGATGATCTATTAATAGGAGAAGAACATTCTAAAAAAATTTTACCAGATTGTAATTCACCCAGTAAAAATCTATTAGCCCAGAAAGAAGATTTAACTGATGATGAAAAAATAGCAATTGTATGTTCAGATCCCAAATTTGGCATGTTTTCCCTTTTTAAATATCATATACGTCATGGATATAAAAATGAAGTATTAAAAGCAAAAAATGCATTTTATTGTTCTCATATTTTTTCATTACTTTTTATGCTACCAATACTAATTTTTATAATCCAATGGATTGTTTATGTCGCATTAATCAGTTCAGATACGGCTACATTTGATAAGGAATTTTGCCCTAATGAATCTACAATAGAGATGAAAGCAATAATGTTAGCAGTATCGATGCTCTATTTTGTAAGGTCTTTTTTCTTATGGGATAATTTAACAGATCGTACTAGATTAAATAGAATGATGCCAAGTATAGATATTTGGGTAATGATTGATACGTTTCAAGAATTTGGATTTAATTTACTAGTATATCTTGCTAATTTATGGATTGTATATAATAACGATAGTATAACTGAAATGATTTTAAACTCGTTGGCGATGGAATTTTTAATGAATTTAGATAATGAATTTGAAGAAATGTATTTTAAATTTTTACCAGAAGCAGCCGTCGATATATATGATAATGTTTTTGTAAATTTTAAAGACAATCAAGAAAAACTAAAAAAAAGAAAACGATCATATACATTTAATTGTGTTCGTTGTGTATTTTATATACCATTTAAACTTTTAGTTTTATCATTACTATTATTTCCTGTTTTCTGTTTTGTTATGATGATTTATGGTCCTATATGCAAATAATACCTTTTTTCAAAAAAAAGGTAATAAAAAAAATATTAAAATTTATTACCTTTTTTCAAAAAAAAGGTAATAAAAAAAATATTAAAATTTATTCTAATTTTTAATTCTAATGTAAATTTTATAATTTATATTAGACATTGTTTGCTAACTTTTTATTTAAAGCATTTGCGGTAGCGATTGCTTTTCTTTCTGCATCAAATTCCGCTCGTCTCTCTAGTCGGTAATCCAAGTAATCAACATAATTAGCATGACGTCTACCAATTCGCGAATCACAATAGTTTGTAAATTCATTAGATTGAATAGAAGCATTATTATTTATACAAACTATACTACATGCAATCCCTTCGGGATCGTCTTTTTTATCCATAAAAGGGAATCTTATTTCTCGACCACCCGAAGCCATATAAGAATGAACGTCAACTTTTTTATCCGGATATAAGTGATGTTCAAAATATTCACACTCGCCATCATTTTTCAACATCCAATTACCATCAATCATTTTATTTTGTAGATACAACATTTTAGTATCATTCGTTTGTTGCGAACTCTTAGTTTTAAATGTTCTGGGAATATGCTCAGGTTCATATTCATAAGTTGAAGTAAACGCTTTATTTTCGTAACGTGCACGTTTCCATACAGCCCACTTATCAGAACCAACTTTAAAAGGACATCTCTCGAATACCTTCTTTTTTACAGGTGCTTCCTTCCACTTCTTGTATTTACGTTTTTTACCACCGCGACCACCACGACCACCACGACCACCGCGACCACGGCTACCTCTACTTTGTGTATTTTGTGTATTTGATGACATTTTGGTTTATAAGTAATAATAATACATTGCATTATATGATCAATCATAACTTCAATTTTCATACATCTATCTTTTGAGGAAGAATGATATTAACTATTTTACTACCGTAAAGATATCCTATCATTCGCTTTTTATCCCTTAAAACTCTTGCCATATTCCATTTCCTCTGTCTATATTTAGAAATTTTTACCATAATTTCTCGAACAGTCGTATTTTCAGGCATGGATTTTTTCCACGCTATACTTTCTTTTTTGAATTCACTAAATTTTTTCTGATATTTAACAACCTTTTCAACTGCTTTTTTCATTTTCACAGGAGCATTTTTACGCCTAGAGTTTCTAGAAATTTCTTTGTACAACGAAAGATAACTTTGCCTTTGCTCCCAAGAAACATTATTAATATGATCATTGGCCTCTTTATTAGTAGCATTTATTCCTTTATTATTGCAAAGAGGACATGTATTATGTCCGGCCCTAAACCATGTCATAATACAATTTGTATGGTAATTATGAGAACATTCGGGTAAATTATACAAATTATTCCCTAAAACTTCATGACATATTGCACAAATATCATCTGACATCTAATTTTATTTAAGTATTTAAAAAAAATTAAATTAATTAACGCTTTCTTCTTCGACGTTTAGTTCTTCGACGTTTAGTTCTTCGACGTTTAGTTCTTCGACGTTTAGTTCTTCGACGTTTAGTTCTTCGACGTCTCTTTCCCCCAAAGTATTGTTTATTATCTTTATCATATTTTGCAATGTCCTTTATTAATTTCATGCAGTGTGAATTACTCAATGAATCAACATCTAAATTTTCGGCAAATTTTGGTAATTTACCTTTCTTCAATCTTTTGGCAAGTATTGTTTGTTGAGTACTCATTATATTATTTATAGAGATAAATAATATAATAATTTTTTAAAAAATAAGATTAAAAAATAAGATTAAAAATAAGATAAAAAAAAAGACGCTCCGAACAGGTTTCGAACCTGTGACCTCACGATTAACAGTCGTGCGCTCTACCAACTGAGCTATCAGAGCAAATGCCAACAGTGGGGTTTGAACCCACGAGTCTTGCGACAGTCGATCTTAAGTCGACCCCCTTAGACCACTCGGGCATGTTGGCTAATTTACCGTATTCAATAATTTATAAATTTGCTGTAAGAATACTGATCTATAGAATTGATGTAAGATCACAAAAAAAAATGCTCGATATGGGGCTTGAACCCATGACCTTCGGCTCATAAGACCGATGTTCTACCAACTGAACTAATCGAGCACTACACCACAATTGTGTACATTAGTTATTATTAGTCCAAACAGTAATCAATTTTCATATGAATTTAAAAATACAACCAAGATTAACATGATTGGTTCACAAACATATATCCCATCAATCCTTTAAATGGTTTGATTAAATAATCAAACTTTACATGGTAATATAACATTTTTTACAAATAAATATTAATAAACCGGTTTCCAGATTATTAATCTGGAAACCGTACAATCCCCTAAGTTTACATATATTACAATCACCAAAACAATCAATGGTAATTTGTTCCAAACATAAATGTTCTTTTTTATCGTCTAATAAAGCAACGTATGGTTTATTTTTTTTCGTAAATATATTTCCCATTTATTGATGTAAAGAAAATATATTATACAATGAAAAATATATTATACAAAAATATATTATACACTAAAATTCAAATAATATGAAGTAAGCCATATAATCCAAAATGGTGCAGCATTAAACTCAAAATGATGTAAAATTCCTATTGTAAACCCAATAATTGCGTGTTTTGTAGCAGTTGCCATTTTTATATATTGCTTATCATCTTCACTGGGTTTGTTAAAATAAAGTATAAAAACCGAAAAGGAAATGATTGTAAATAAAGACACTGTGAAAAATTTATTTGATAGTAATTTATTAAATTTTTCCACTCTATCCTTACTTCTATAAAATGAAAAAAATATTGCTAAAATAAAAACACCAAACAATATGACTTCGTGTTGTTTAAACAATAATCCACTTATTTTAAATAAACCCTTTTGATAGTTAATTTTCTTCGCTTCAGTTACCTTTTCAGTTACCTTTTCAGTTACCTTTTCATTAATTTGATTATTTCCCAAAATATACATATATAATTATAATGAGTTAATATTTTCATACACCCATGCCATTGTAAAAACACATATAATCATAAAGATAAATATAAATGTGGGAGCATCGCTCATTTCACGTATCATTTCTAATTCGATATCATTCATTTTATAAGTTATGGAAAAACTATTTAATATTAAAATATTATTCAATTTTATATGACTGATAATCAACAAGACTCTCCAAACAGATTTGAAAAATGTATTATTTGTAAAAATAAAACATTTATAAAAAAAAATCAACCTATTTCAACCAGATCATGTGTTATTAAAGGATTGGGGCAATTATGTCATAGTTGTTTTTTTGCATACACCAATACCAGTACAACTTATAACACCTGCGATACAAACTATGATACAAACTATGGTACAAACTATGATACAAACTATGATACAAACTAGAACGATGATGATATTTATAATAAAAATTGAACCAATTATTGATAAATAATAAAAAATATTAACAACTATGAAATGCCCTATATGTAATGATGACCTAAAACTAGAAAACTGTGTCAATACTGAATGTGGACACAGTTTTTGCAATACTTGCTTTTGGAAATGGACAAAAGAACATAATACATGCCCTCTATGTCGTTCTTCCATTTTAGCCAATTCCGAAGAACTGAAAGAACAAATGTATATCAGAAAAATGCTGGAACAAAGATCTGAATTGAGCGGGCAAATTCAATATTTTGAAAAAAAACATTCAACTCTCAAAGAACAAATTCAACAGTTAGAAAGTCATCTAAGTAATATATACCCAAAGAAATCAAAACAAAAAAAATCCAATGCGTCAGATGTTCTTATCTGTCCAAGATGTTCTGATGTTGCATCAAAAAGATGTTGTTCTACCGATGGAAATTTTTATTGTAGAAACTGTTGTTCTGGTTGTTCATATTCCAAACATCCACGAACTATGAATCTTGGCATATATGAAATTAATAGTTAATTCAAATGGCGAAAGAAACTTTATGATCGATTTTTTTTTACAATATAAAATTGAATATAATTTATATATAATTTTTTTCATTATACTAAAAAGAATTCGAACAACAAGAACAACTTAAATAATAATTTCAATGAATAGTGACCAAAATAACCAGGTTGAAGATACCATCTCTAATGTTGAAACATTACATGAAACATTACATGAGTCACTACCAGAACAACTATTGGAGTCAGATACTATGTCGGATGCTATGTCAGATGCTAGTACAATCATCTCTGATTCAGAAGAAGAATCAGACCAACCTGTAGACCAACCTGTAGAAGAACTCGATATTGAAAATAAATACGAAACATATGAATGTTCTGTATGCTATAAAACTTTAAATATGGATAACAATGTAGTAACTAAATGTCAACATCATCTCTGCGATAAATGTTTTTACAGATGGATTCAAACAAATGCCTCTTGTCCTATATGTAGAACACCAATTGACACCAATGCACATCTAACTCAAGAACAGTTGGCTACCGCACTATCAGTAGAGTATTGTGTTTATGTTGATACCTTAGAAAAATCCAATAAACTTACAAAACAAATTCTTCGATTGCAAAAAAAATATGATAAATTAAATAATCAAACAAATCTGCTTATGAATAGACAAATTTCTCTCCACATGCTCAACGACCAAACAGAAGCATCAAATGATGGAATCATTTATGCCAGAATAAAATACCTTAATAATGATATCAATTATATGAATACCCTTGGTAAACATTATAGATCATATTATACACCAGGATTATATGGATCATTTTGTAGTGCATATCATAGAGAAAAAGAACGCATAGAATTAATACACGGCAATGGCGAAATTAACGAATTATCTTCAAAAAAAATAAAAAAAATAAAAAAAATAAAAAAAATAAAAAAAATAAAAAAAATCCGTAAAACCAATAAAATAAAT